TGGATATGATAATGCAAAACTGGGAATACGTATTAATAGGTATTCTAGTTGTAGATAAGGTAGTTGCACTTTCACCCAGTAAAATGGATGACCTCATTTGGACTTCAGTAAAAGAGGTTCTTATGAAGGTAAAGGCTATGAAGAAGTCATGAGTATGTTATCTGTTTATATTTCTAGTCAAGTTAGAAAAAAAGGTGCAAAATCTATTATTCTTAAAGTTGTGAGCATGATTGTTAAAGCAACGAAATCAAAGAAAGATGATGAAATGCTTGAGAAAATTAAAAAGGTACTCAAGGATTACTAAGTTCGATGACATAATAGTAGGGGTGCTTAATAGGGAAGGTGGTTATGTCAATGATCCTAAAGATCCTGGTGGAGAAACTAAATATGGTATCAGCAAAAGGTCGAATCGTGATATTGATATAAAAAATCTTACTAAGGAGGAGGCTTCTAATATTTACTACGAGAGATATTGGAAGCCTTCAAGGGTAAATAAGTTACCCATGAGTTTAAGAGAGACGTTCTTTGACATGGTTGTTAATATGGGTCAATATGCTTCTGTTAGGGTATTGCAAAAGGCAAGCAACGCTAAGAATCCCAAACATAAGATAAAGGTTGATGGGAAGATAGGGCCTAATACTATAAAAGCTACGAAGAAATTAGAGATTGACAGGCTTAGAGCATTTAGAATGCTACACTATGCTAAATTGGTTTTAATGAAACCTGCTTTAATGAAATTCTGGTTTGGATGGTATAGAAGATGCCAAGAAGTGTAGATAAAAATGTAGTTAAGAGATACGTAGTATCTCCTGATAAACATTTCCCTTTACATGATCAGCCAGCGATTAACTGTCTTATAAAGGCTATTGAGATTATTAAGCCTCATGGCTATATAGATATTGGAGATATTATAGAGGCAGAAGGATGTAGTCACTGGCAATGGCGTAAGAAAAGACGTCCACCTTTAGAGTATCAGTTACCTTTCGTGGAGGCTGATATTGATGAAGGTAACGCTGGCCTTGACATGATAGATGAAGTTCTTGATAAGGTTAATTGCAAGATTAAATACTATTGCCAGGGTAATCATGATGAATGGCTTGATCGATTCGTAGAGGAGAACCCATTTCTTAAGGAGCTTGAGTTCAAGAAAGCTTTGAAGTTTGCTGAACGTGGATATACATATTATCCATTTGGAAAGATACTTAAGATAGGGAAGTTGAATTTTTATCATGGACATCAGTATAGTGGCATACAGCATACACGTACTCATCTATTAAGGATGGGAGCAAATATTATGTATGGACATCATCATGATATTCAGCAGACAAGCGTGACTCATTTAGACGGCCCGAAGAGTGCATGGGCAATAGGATGCTTAAAAGATATGAATGCGGAAGCAAATAAATGGTTAGGGAATAGACAGGTCAACTGGGGCCATGCCTTTTCTATAGTAGATTATTACGATAAGGGCATGTTTACAGTCTCAGTGATAAATATTCTCAATGGTAGAATGTCGCTTTGGGGTGAATTAATAGACGGGAATTAATATGTGTAGTATGCTATTTGGTGTTTTATTAGGATTTGTTTTAGCTGCCCTATGGTTAGGTAGTAGACCTCGTTGGTATAATAGATGAGTACAGTCTATTCAAATACTACAGGTAAACCATTCCAAGGCATTCCTTTGGAGAATAGGAGAGAGCATGGCATCATATCGAAGAAAACAAAAGAAACAAAAACGGAAAAGAAAAAGGTTTCCAAGTCGCGAAAAGGATAAAGGTGGGAAAAGGTAAGAAAAAGAAGCAAGAGCCTCAACAGCTCTGGGTAGTCCAGGGTAGAACTAAGATACCGATAGAACAGGCTAAGAATCCTTCTAGCCATGAGATTGCTTACCATAGAACTGATAAAGGTGAAATGGTACCTATTCCCAATCCTCATGTATCCCCTGGCATGAAAGGATTCCCTCTTGTATCACCTGCTCAATTTCTAACAACGGGCAGTGCTTTATTGCCAGCAGCAGCAGAGATTGGGATGACAGCGGCAGCAATGAAGTATCCAAAGACTACTATAGCACTGACTGGAGGAGCATTAGCTAGAGGGCCAATATGGAATATGATAAAAGCAGCTGGCAGGCCTGTTAGGAAAAACGTAGCTGGAAGGTATGCAGCTAATGTATATCCACCAGATGCTTTTAATAAGAACCCATTAGAGGTGTTAAGGAATACACCATGGCGTGACCAGTGGAAGGCATTTGTTCAAGACAAGCCAGCTTATTTATCCGATAAATCTAATAAACATTGGGGATCTACTAGCCAGGGGCAGGGCACTTATGAGTCATACCCTCCGTGGAGAGCTAAATGGGGCTTAGATCCTACAAAAGAAGGTGCATATGGTTCTCATTTGTATAGCACGAAACCGACTCCTTCAAATATGCCATTAAATATGGAAGTGCAAGACGTGAATATGCAGTCTCAATTCTATGATAGATTTAGAAGTAGAGCTCAGGTTCCTCACTTGGCGGCTAAGGATGTTGGAACTTTAGAGAATTATCCTATGGGTATTTATGGTGGAAGAGTAATCCGAGAGGGTTATTCAACAACAGGTAGTAGGGGTCATGCAGAGGGGCTGGCAAGTGGACAGAAAGCAGCCTTACCAAGTTATGGTGGGCAAACCAATGTTCCTCAGTATGGAGGTGCTACAGGGAAACCACTAGTAGCTGAGGCATTTGACTGGTGGGACGTTGGACAAAATGTCACAGCTCCTACAGCATCATCTCCTGGTTCTATTCCATTAAGAGATATGGTGCGTGGATCTTTACCAAAAGGTATGCAGAAGGGGCCTCTAAAACCTAAACATGATACTGTGCAACGGATAGATTCTGTTCGTCAGATGAGGCAGATGCTATTACAGCACACAGCTAGATCATCTGAAGGAATCCTTAGGGATGTCTCAGTTAGTGCAAGAATTCCTTTAAGAGAGTCTGGCCCTATGTATGAAAGGGGCCCTTACGCAATGCATAGTGCTATTAAAAATCGGAAAATACCATCAAAATTAGAATATGGAAGCAAGTCTATAGCGAAGCCTGAAAAGATACCACAGTGGATGCGAAATGCATATAATGAGCATCAACAAATAGAAGCCATCAAGGCTTCTGGGAAGTCTAAGTTTCAAGTACCAGGCAAGAAAGGAGGTTGGAAGACTGTGGAAGGATATAATGCTCCCATACCTCCAGATTTTCGTCCTAAATTTAGTGATAAACAAAGGAAGTGGGCTGCGGATAGGATGGAAGGTAAGCCGATGTCTGAGGCACAGAGAGAATATTTTAAACAGTCATTGAAAACTGGTATTAGATCAATAGGGACAGTGGCTGATCCTGCTAAGATACCCCAAGGTGCTAGGTTAGTTTGGGGGCCAGAAGATTTGAGAGCTCCTACTCAAAAAACTAATCCATTTATGAGGGCTAAACTAAGAGTTAATAATAGAGTTAGGGAAACTATTCCTTATGCAACGATGGCACCATTTTTATCAGTAGAAGGGATGAGACAAAGACACGAAACTAGAAAGATGCCAGCTGTAAAGGCTACTAAAGAACCAAGTAAGCCTGTAGTATCCCGTAGTGAGCAAATAAGAAAAGAAATAATGGAACATAAGCCTTTCGATATGGAGTTACGACCACTTAAGCAGAGAAAACCTGCACAGATAAAGCGTGTTAAGTAATGCCTAAAGAACTATACGAACTAAATAGATTTGACTCAGGGACAATGACCACTCCTGACGTTAGGGACATACCGCCAGAGGCGGCATCTTATTCTCTTAATCTTGATAGTGTGACAGAGGATGGTGTAGTCAAAGGTATACCTAATGATTCTGACGCACAAACCAATGATGGTGGTGTAACAGATCATAATTGTGCTTCATGGCTTGATAAGGGTGATGGAACAAAAGATTTGGTTACTTTTGGATTAGCATCAGGGGTAAAGAAAATTCAGGTTTGGGAAAATTTCCATAGTGGTACTAGCATTACTCCCTCCGCAACAACAATATCACCTACTCCATCCGCAGGTGCAACTATGCAATCTAATAATAGAGCAGTTCATGTTGGTTTGGGAAATACTGCAACGGATGCACCTAAGTGGGTTGGGTATGTGGATCATGCACAGTTTGGATTAACAGCAGATCAAGATAGTCTTCAGGTGCAGGACGCAGAGCTAAAGAGACCTGGCTCAGTTCCTCAAGCTCACTCGCATATTATTGATGCTACTTACTCATATATCATTGAATGGAAAGGATCAAGGGTATGGAAGTATACCAATGGTAGCCTTGAAAATGGTGTAACATTGAGAGGGCCTAATATATTTACGACAGCTACCGCCATGTGTGAGCATCCCGATTCTGACTACTTATTTGTGTTTGATGCTGGTATAGGCACCTATGGTACTCTTCATAAGGTTGCAAAATCGTCTCTTGAAGTAAGTGAGTCCTATCCAATAGGTGGATGGCATTCTACTGGGACTGGGTTAATGAGCAGTGCTGTTATATCTGATATGATAGTCACAGATGTTGGTACTGGGAATCATATGTGGTTCGCTGCTTACAGGACGGCTAGAGTAACATCTCAATTACCTCAAACTGATAAATTTCTATTCTATTTTGCTGCTGGATCTCTTTCTTCGGGATCGTCCTTTGTACCAACAAGTAAGCAATTTGATGTCCAGCCAGATTCAAATCCTAATACAGCAGATACAGGACAATATATAGGTGATCCTAGTATTACTCTATTTAAGAGAAGCTTGAGTAGGTGGAAGAACGATGAGTCGGAAAGTGTGATGTTTCTATTTAATAATAATGGAACTCTTATAAAGACTCCCAATTCTACCCATGCTCCTTATGTTATGGCTGTTATTTTAGATAAAGATGCTGTGGCGGTTTCATATCTAAATTTAAACTCTACAAACAGGGCTGTGTATTTTAGCGATTATGATGATGGAGCTGCGTTTTTAAATAGAAATTGTACTGGTCTTTATACTTGGGTACATGCTACTGATGATGATGAAAGAATGTTTGGGTCGTTCCAAGCTGGGACTAATGGAGTGAATACTGTTTTTGTTGTTATTAAGCTTGACAATTTTGCAGCTGTTACTTCAGGTACTGTGACTGATTGGTGGCCTTTAACAGCATCAGATAATAAGTTTATGAGAGCTAGGCATGAGGGGGATGCAGGAACAGGTAGTGCTCCTTCAGGTACGTATAGTGCTACAGTAGCAGTTACTGGTCTTTCTACTAATACATTTAGTATGCTATCTTTTCATTCTCAAGTTCTTGGTGGGACATTTGCTACTACTTATAGTAGAAGTACAGGCAATGTAGCTGCTGTAACGAGAAAAGAAGTGGGTAGTGTAGCGATAGAGCTCTCTTCTATTGAAGATTCTGGGACAATAGGACAAGATGATATAACTACGTTTCATTTTTATAAAGTTAGTTATGTATATGATGGGTATCAAGAATCACCATTGTCAGAAATAATAAGTTATCAAGAACTTGGAGATGAAAAATATGCTATCAATGTAGGTATTAGGATAGATATTAGTGAGATAGGTAAGCGTGTTAGTGGAGTAAATATTTATAGGGCTAGGTCTCTTGGCTCATCAGTTCCAACATCATTTTATAGACTTGTTAAATCTATAGATCTTGACGATAAATGGAAACTTGTTAATAGTGGTAGCGACCCTTACTATAAAGCCATGAGCGATAATAGGCAGTTTGGCATTATTGATTCGGGGGCAGTCGGTGCTGGGTACGAAGCCAGAACTGGAGTATCAGAAATATTAGAAAACTCTATTGTCAATTATGGGCTATCTACTAAAATCTTTGGTCAGCACATTGTTGGTCTTTGTTATCATCCAGATGTAGACCATGCAGAGCTCTATCTATTTAAGTCTCAACCTGGGGATTTTGATAGGTTTAATTGGTTAGACGATTATCTTAAACTTCCTTCTAAGCCTACGGCCCTTGCTAGTTTCCAGGGAAGGATCTATGCTTGGGATGATAATACTACATATCGTATAAACCCTGAAGGGTTTTACATAGAGGATACATTTGATGGCGTAGGATGTATGAACCAGAATTGTCATGTAGTCACTGAATATGGTATGGCATTTGCTGATAAGAATAATATTTATTTACATGATGGTCGTAATCCCAAGCCTATCGGTGAGCCTATTCTAAGAGATGATTCCAATCGTTTGGGATGGCAGAATAAGATTACTACTAATATAGCTCCTATTGTCACTTTTGATTCTGTCAGAAACTCCATACTTGTTTTCTTTGAATCTCCAGTTCAGTTAGCTCCATCTGATAGTCATCAGTCTTGGGTTCAGGGGAATATATTCAGTGGTATATGGTCATATAATATCCCAAGAAAGAGATGGGATTTATATATGACTAATAACAAAACTGATGAAGCCGATGAAAGCTATACAAGTTTTGTTCTTCCTGGCAAGGATGGGTATGTTTTGATGCTTCTAAAAGGAGATGACGAAGGTGAGATGAGATGGCTCATGAAAGGTACTGGTTTTAGAAAATGGTTTTATAGAACTAAGAAAATTAATATGGGAGTGAGTACGCAGAAGAAAATGTTATATGGTATTCATTGGATAGGAGGAGCTAGTGTTAGGTATAAATTTGAGGATGGAAGCTATTCAGCTGCTGATACTAGTACCCCTATAACATTTACTGGTAGTGGTCTTGATCGTAAGAAGAGAGATGTTACGATAGAGGTCATGAGTGGAGAAACAGCGAACCAGGGCTATGATGATGAGATGAATGCTTTAAGTATTGTATTTAGAAGATTACCTGTCAACCAGACAACATTGGTGGATTGATGCCTATCACTAAGAAGAAAGCCCCAAGAACTGAGACAGACACAAGAGCCTGGAATCAGATTTATGATGATATTAATCAGATTATAGATGCAGTTAATAATGAAGAAGCTACAGAGGATCGTGGTTCTCAATTGGGTAATAGTGGTGATGTGAGACTAGTAAGGGATACTGCTACTAATAAATATCTTATAGAAGGCAAGTTCTCTGATGGATGGGCTCAGAGAGAGCTATTTCTTACTAAAGCGAGTGAGACTGATACTTCAGCTGAAGAAGAAGTATCTAAATTAGTCGTAAAAGATTCTATTACTATTAGCAGTGGTGCTACTATTACCGAGAATAGTGGAACTCAGGTTGAGTTCTCAGCACAACCTAAACAAGCTTCTAGTGTTAGTACGACTCCAGCTGATAATTATACTCTCACTACTAAAACATATGTAGATGGACTTACTGGGGGTAATGTCCAAATCAACTCAGCTTCTGATACTAATATTCAAAATCCAGCTTCAGGACAGATACTTATTTATGATGGTACAGATACGTGGGACAATAAGACCGTACAAGGCCATGCTACTATAGCATCCAATGGTGCCATTACTGTATCTGAAGATGCGATTACTGGAGCTATGATTGATGAAGCGACTATTACAGGTGGTAATATTGTAACGGGTACTATTACTGCTACCCAGATACAGGATGCTACAATAACTGGCACAGATATAGCTAGTGCCACTATCACAGGTGCAAACATAGGTAGTGCTACAATAGCTGCGGCAAATATAGCAAGTGCAACAATTACAGCCACTCAGATAGCTAATAATACTATTACGGCAGATCAGATTGGAAGTAATACTATCACTGCAGGGGAGATTGCTAGTAACGCTGTTACAGCTGACGAGATAGCTAGTAATACCATAACAGCAGGGAATATTGCCAGCAATACTATAACAGCCGATGAAATTGGAACCAATGCTATAACAGCAGATGAGATTGCCAGTAATACTATAACAGCTGGTAATATAGCATCAAATACTATCACTGCTAGTGAGATAGGAGAGAACGCTGTTACCGCTAGTGAGATAGCTTCCAATACTATTACGGCTGGTAATATGGGTACTAACTCTATTGCATCAGGAGCAATACAATCCTCGGCTGTTACCTCTGGTAAGATTGAAGATGGGGCTGTAACAGCAGGTAAGATTTCTTCTCTATCAATTACAGCTGGTATGATAGCAAATCTTACTATTAGTTCTGCAAATATTGGCAATCTTGTTATTAACAATGAAAAAATTGCTACCAATACTATTGATGGTGCTGACAAGATTGCTCTTAATAGCATTACTGCTGCGGTTGTTGCCGCAGGGACTATAACTGCTGATGAAGTAGCAGCCAATACTTTGACCGCTAATCAGATAGCGGCTAACGCTATTACTGCAAGTGAGATAGCAGCTGATGCTGTGACCGCAGCTAAGATAAGTGTAGCAAATCTAGAAGCAGTCTCAGCTGATATGGGATCAATTACCGCAGGTGATATAAATATAGGTAGTGGCAAGGCTATATTAGCGTCAACTGGCGAGGCTACTTTCGCTGACGGTAGGATGAAGTTTCACACTAATGGTAAGATAAGTGTTGTAGGTGCAACTTCTGGTACTACTGGTCTTATTTTTTACGCCCCTACCGATGGTACTCCAGCTCACAATACAAATGCAGGAGCAGCTTGGCAAATCTTTAGAGGGGGAGATGCTCAACCTCTTAATTTCGGAGTTATGTATGATGGTTCTATTCACCAGTACTGGAAAAGTAATGGCAATATACAGATGCAAAGTCAGGCATATCTTTGGTTAGGTATAGGTCTTGATGCTGGTACAGGTTTTAGACGAAATGTTGGAAACTTAGAAGTGTATAGTGGTACTTCCGCATCTGTCGGACTAGGTATGGAAATAAAAACTCCTGCGTCTAATGGAGCTGCGGGTGCTTTCTATGTTAAAAGTTTGGGTAGTGGAGATGTTCAGTCAAGTGCAGCTGGTCTATTAAGCGTTAGCTCTTCTAGGGAATACAAAGAAAATATGTCTACTATCCCTAGTGCACTAGATAAAGTAATGCTATTAGATGGTATCTATTATGATTGGAAAGAAGAATTACAAGAAGATATGGGCAGTGAAAGGGCAATGGGATTTATCGCAGAGGATGTGAAAGAAGTTATACCTGAAGCAACAGGTGAAGACTCTAAGGGAAATGCCTCTATGTACTATGGAAGAATGACAGCATTGCTTGTCAATGCAGTTAAGGAACTTAAACAAGAAGTTGAGGCTTTAAAGTCTAACTAGCGAAGGAGCAATATTATGAGTTTTTGGGATACAGTATTTAGTCAGGCTGATTTAGGTGAAACCAAAGATGAGTGGGGTGATGCATATGATGCTGTCTCACCACAATTAGGTACAGCTGGTACGCTTGAGCAATATGGTGAAGGCCTGTTATCAGGCGACCTTGGTGCTGGCCCATATAGTGCTGCACGTAGTATGATGGTTGGTACTTCTATGGATACAGGAGCAGCTGCTGGGCGTGAAGCTACAGAAAGAGCTTTCAGATTTGGTGGTAGCCAAAGGATGGGAGATAAAAGGTCTGAGGCAATACGAGCTCGTATGGGTGGAGAGGTGCAGCAGGGCCTTATTAATATGGTAGGTCAGGGTAGAAAAGATGCTTATGGGGCTTTCCAATTAGGTTCAGGGATGAGAGGTCAAGTAGCAAACGTAGCTGGTGCTAGGGCAACGGATGTAAATAAAATGAGGAATGCCAATATGGAGCGTCAGCAAGCAATGATCTCTGGCCTGGTAGAGGGAGCAGCTTTTATGGGTGGCTCTGCTTTCCTAGGTGCAGGCGGGGGTGGACAAAATCCATTGCAAGGAGGAGGTGGGTCAATGTCTCCATCTTATCAGCCATTACAGCAGCAACGTGGGTTTATGTCTCAAGGATTTGGAGGTAACTTTGCAGGAGGGGGTGCTGGCTATGGACAAAGTGGAGGGGGATTTTCTAACTTTGGTCAAGGCGGAGGTGCTTATTCTGATGGAGGTATGCTAGGTCTAGGGTCTGGTATGGCACAGAGTTGGATGGGTAAAGGAAGAGGTGGGATAGGTGTTACTGGAGGATGGGGTGGTTTTCAACCCAATATTCAAGATCAATGGCAAAGTGGGTTTGGATTAAATAATCAGTATACATTAGGAAATTAATAGGAGTTATAGTTATGCCAACTAAACCAGAGATTGCTAGGTCGTTAGCCTCAGCACAGCAGTTAAATATATCACAGCAAAGAGCTGACACAGAAGCAGATACTGCTCAGGCTATAGCAGACTATAGGGTAGCTTCATTAAGTTTGCAAGCCCAAGAACTTGAGAATGTGAAGGAAGCTCGTGTTGCCATTGAAAGGATGTCAGCTGAGACCTCTACTCAAGTAGCGAAGGCAAAGTTTATTGGCCCTGATTCTTTAGAGCAGCAGAAGATTAATGTTATGGTTAAGAACTCGGAGACTCAGGCGTCAGCATTAGAGGCTCAAGGTAAGACAGCAGAAGCAAATATGATTAGGGCTATTGCATATAGAGCTCAAGTTGAATATGATTTTGGGACTGGTGGGCTTAGACGGACTCAGATGGAGGCTTTGTATGGGGCTGAAGGAGGCCCTCGTGGAATCGAATGGATGAAAGCTGACGCTCTTGCATCGACTGCAGCCTCAAGAGGGAAACATGAGGTAACATATGCGGCTCATATAGCTCAACAAGGTCAGTTCCAAAGTTCTCAGGTTGCTCATTGGGCTGTTCAAGCAGGAAATCAGCGTCATTTCAATGATGCGCAGATAACTCGGTGGAAAGATCAGCTGAAAGAAGACCAGAGAACATTTGATGCAAAGCTTACAGTAGAGAATAAGAGAGTTGGTATTACTGATAAACAATTTAATCTAGACTTAGATAAGTTTTACCAGAGTTTAGATGGGTTGGAGCTTGCAAATGAAATGGCTTATGTTGATCTAATTGATAAACAAGATCAGAATCTTTTAAAGACGATGATGCCTATGATTCAAATGGCTGTAATGGGTGCTGATCCTACTTTAATGACACAGAATCCAAAAGTTAGGTCTATGCTTACAAAGTTTAAAGAAAATCCTAATTTTCAAAGCATGGAAAGTCTATATGCGTTGAACAATATAATGGATAAAAGCAACTTCCAGTTTGAGATTATGATGAAGAACAATCAGATAGAGATGAGGGAGGCTGTCATGAGTCATGGTGTTCTTAATCCACCCACGTCAATACCAGAGCCAAAGAGTATGCCAGGAGCAAGATGGCGTTCAGAAGCTTGGTCTGAGGCAAGACATACTACAAAGCTAAAAAATGATGCAGAGATGGAAAGGTATATTGAGAAGACAGGTACTTTTATTATGGAGTTTGGAAATACAATTGGGTTTAATGCACCTTTAATGTACGGTCAAATAGAAACCCAGATTCAAAGAATGGAGACTTATAAGGGCAGATATGGTTCGGGAGTTGACAGTAGAAAGAACATGATACAGCAGTTAGTAGAATTAAGAGATTGGCTTGCTCCTATGGCAAAATCGACAATAATGCCAGCTGAAGCTAAATGAATCCACAGCAATTTAGATTAGCTTATGATCTATACCAGAGCAATCCAGGACTTTTCTCAGAAGAAGAAGTAGATCAGCTAGAAAAGAACTCTGATAACTTTGGGGTTCCCTTTAGAAGGTCTATGCCTCAGTCTGATTTTAACTTAGTCAGTACTGTAGGTCAGCTTGTATCTGGATTTACTTCTGGATTTAGTACACTTAGTGTTGGTGACCCACCAGAAAATACAGCAGAAGCAATAGCACGTAACGTAGGACATCTTGCAGGGTTTGTAGGATGGCTTCCTGGGCCTTGGACAATAGGTAGTATAGGTGCTAAAAGTGTAGGTATGCTCGCAAAAGCTGGTAAATCTGCTGGTCTTGTTAAGCAGACTGCAGACGTGAGTAAGGTAGCAGGTGCTCTTACGTCTTTTAGATCTGTTCCTATGTTAGCTGCTGATCTCACCTTAGAAGGCGTTGGGCGTGTTAGTAAGGGTATAGTGGCAGGTCGTACCATAAAGTTCCTTGAGGAAGGCGCTGTGGGGGCTCAAATGCTAAGGCATGCAGGACATCTAGGGGTAGCGTCCGCTGCATCTACCTGGCAAGAAGGTGCTGAGCATATGATGGATGCATTCATTGGTGGAGCAGCCATGGGAGGTATCTTTGGTGGAATAGGAAATGTTGTAAATTTACAAAATGCTTTAAAGTCATCTGATCCCAATACTATTAGAAGAGCTAACTCAACCGTGAGGGCCTTAGCAGGTTCTATTGTCACGGGCTTGCCATCTACAGTACAAGACGAACCCCTTGAACTTCAAGTTTATCAGTATTTACTAGGAGCATTCTTTGGAGCAAAGACTATGCCTGCTAAAGAAGAGGCAGCTCTAAGGTTTATGATGCCTTACAGGCAGTCAGGACAAACCTCAAAACTTATGTCTCCAGAAGATTTGGATGGCTTTAGCAAGATGAGGCCAGAAGTTCAAAAAGAAATAGAACACCAAGCCGATCTTCTTGCTGGTAGCTGGGTAAATAAGAATAAACTATCACGGGCTGGAGCTATTACCGCCATGGCTTTGAGAGATGCTGGTCTTGATGTTGATATGAATGCCGTTAGAAGGAGAATAGTTGGTCAAGATTTTAGATTGGCGTCATTTAATGCTGAGAAGGGAGAAATATCCTTAGATAGAGACATGATACGTGCGGATTATGAAGCTAATCATCCATATCTAAGAGGAGAGCTTGGGCCATCTTCTGAACAAAAGAAGATTATGCTTAACAATATGGATATAAGACTTAAAGATTTAAGAAAGTTCTTTGAAGAACGAGGAGGAGAGACTGCTTATGAGAATTTTATTATGTTGCATGAGGAGGGACATCAGGCTTTAGGGCATGCGAGTAAGTATCCCAAGACAGAAAAGGGGTTAGATCTCTTTGCTGATAAGGCCCTTAAGATAGAGCAGGAAGCTACGGAGTATGCTCTCAAGCAAATGAATCATCCTGACTATGTAGATAAAGAATTTAAGATAGAGGTTGAGCCTAGTAAAGCTAAAGAACCCATACTCGAACCCCCTACCTCAGAAAAGAGTGAGACTATTCAAACATCAGATGTAATTAACGAGCATGATACTACTCTACATTTGGCTCGGCCTTTAGATATGATAGTGGAGCAGATTGTTGCTGGCACTGATCCCAATATACCTAATAGAGGACTTGTTAAAGAAAGAGTATCAGAGATTGCTAAAAGCAATCTTTCAACAGGTGGAAAAGAAGGATGGGGAAGCTTCCTTGCAGACATATCCTCTGAGTTTAGTGTTGCAATTGATCGTAATACTAGGATGTATCAGGGATTAAGAAGCTACTGGGTAAGAACGGCTGAGAATACTCGTCTCAATGAAGGCCATTTTGTACAAAGTAATGAACCTCTATCGTTGGAACGGTCTGGAGATTTAGACGGGTCTGGTAAGAATGTATTAAAAATGACTCCAGATTCATTTCTTGATAAGGTTTTTGGTAGACAATGGAAGTGGATTGTAGAAAGATTTGAGAATAAGACCGAGGTTGTTGATCCCGATAGAGATAGAAGTGTTGTACAAAATATATTTGATATGAATATGCCATCTGGAGAGATCGCAGAGGTATTTGCTGCAGCTGCTTCAAAAGGGAGATACTTCTTTTCTGGCGTAAAAGATCAAGATAAGCAGATCTACGCTGAATTAGTACAGGGTAGGCCTGGAGATAATTTTGTAACCATTGCTGAACAGTATATGTCTAGGATTAATAAAGCTAATCCAAAAGTAAAGGCACATTCTGATTATAAGAAGCATAGAAATGTATTTAGTTCTTTTATGGAGAAGGTTGGGATGCCAGCAGAACAGGCTGAAGCTCTTTATGCTCATATGGTAGTATCCAATATCCACGCTAGGCTTACAATGGAAAAGATTAAGGACATTGGTGTTATAGCAAAGAACCCTGATAAGTTTCTTTCTGATCCTGTTTCTTTAAGTAAACGTATGCAGATACTTAATTCAGGTGAGCCTAGTCTTGATATAAATATGTATCAAGATCATATACCAGATCTTAGTGTGTCTGTAGATGGTAGGCCAGCAATGAATATTATTATACAGAACTCTGCACCCTCTACCGTAGGAAACTATGTTGCTGGTAAAAAGAATATAATGATGAAGAGATACAGAAAGAGTAAGAGTGGTAAGGTTACTAAGGCTGTTGAGAATTTCTTAGCTGAGCATCATTTAGATGGTGTATTCACAGTACGTGCTGACTTTTTTGATAGAATGATAGAGGACGGTGGCCTTCCTGTTAAGGGTAATATGTTAAAAGGATTTATGCATTCATCTGAAATAGATCGTGGAATGATCTTAGGTAAGTATGCTTATTTCAGGGCTGGAAAGGCAGAGTCTGCACATATGGCAGGCATGTCTGATCCTGTGCACGGAATATTATATAATACTGCTGTAAAGCAGTTAGGGTTGAGGGAAAAGTATGACTGGAAGTTGCATAGGAGGGGTAAAGACAAGTATGAGATGAGATATTATAATGAGTCTACAGGTAAATATGTCAAGACACCAGAGACATATAAGATTCCTCTTGAGGATGTTACTCTCAATTTGCAGGTATATGATAATCCTACATTTGGTGGGGCCATGAAAGAGGTTATGGCAGTCAGACAGATGCTTACTAATTTATTCGCAGAACAAATTGATCCTAAGATTATTGATAGAATCTATACTGATACCTTACTTGCATCCGTAAGGGGTGAACCAGTTAATAATCAACGTGCTCAAAAGTTTCTTGAGTTAGAAGCAGCTGGAAAGAATGTTACTTCTGAGGAGATAGCCAAACTAGAGAAGCTTGCTGAGAGTATAGACGTAGATAAGATAGATCATAATATTATTATGGCTATTGTTACTGGTGGTAAAGAGGGTAAGACTACTGTCTCTGATAGCCCTTTGTATAGAAAATTATGGGATCACATGTTAAAGCTAGGCAAGAGAGGGTTATTAGATCAAGATAGTGAGACTATAGTAGAGTTTGATGTAGCGCAGAGAGTTGCTGAGCAGAAAATGTTGGATGAATTTTATAGCTCTGCTGATAGAATACTACAAGTAGGTGGTAGATCTCCGTCCATGATAGAGTTTAAGCCTACTAAAAAATTAACTGATACTGTCTTAAGAAATTACCTAGTCAATAAAGCTATAAGACCTATTATGCCTTCGAGTGGTAAGGCATTTCTAAACCCTTTTGATCCATGGTTAATGAGGAGACTGGACTTGAAGCCAGGTGAATTTTATTTCAATGATGCTCTTAAAAAGTTTAAGATCACATATGAAGGCAAGAGCATGAGTTTAGAGTCAGCGTGGAAGCATTATCAGGGAGTAAGAAAAGATTTAGAGAAGAGAGACCCTGCTAAGCTAGCAGACCTGGAAGAACAACTTACTTTTGGCATTATTCGTGTTCCATCAGATTCTATTTCTGGTATGAGATCTTTAAAGTTTAAGGGCTTTACTGGTAGGCAAGGGGCTGGTATGATTATTCACAATAAAGACATGATAGCTTCTGGTGGTGCTGATCTTGATAGTGACTCTGCATTCTTTTACCATGGGTTGGACAGGGGGTTCATGAAAGCTATTAGAAACAATAGAAACGAATGGGTGGATAAGAAGGGTATCCTTAGAGATGTAAAAACTAATCTAGAGGACTTTAATATTAAAGAATTAAGAGAAGAGCAGAAGGGTGTTCCTGGTATGTTTGATCCTTTAACTTTATGGGAAGTTTCCATGGGGTCGCGTGCTGGTAATAAATTATTGGGTGTTGCTGCAAACGCCAGAAGGCGTATCCATTCATTGTTTTCTTTTGTTAATTCAAAGAAAGGTGGTGAGTGGGTTGAAGAATTATCTCCTGAAACATTGGCTAGTATTAACGCAAGAAGGATAAAGGGAAAGAAAGAACCTATTAAAGCTGATAAACTCTATGTTAAGTGGCAAGCTTCCAAAGATAATGGCGAAGAATTTAGATACTATGCACGAGATGCTTTGAACTTTGCAGCTGATGCAGGGGATTATGCTGGTATGCTTAGCAGACATCAGTTAATAGATCTATTAATAAGTAAGGCATTTAGAGGTGCTATTGTTTACGATAGTAAGGGCAAAGTATATGGTGATATACTCAGCAATAAAGCCATGGCTGGTGTATATGATACTATATATGGTAGACTTACAAGGATGGATAATCTAATAGCAAGTAGGAATTGGAATGAGGGAAGAGCATGGAGTATGAATGATATTTCAGATAGGCTTTCTACTGAAGTAAGGTATCTTACCGATAGAGATGTAGAGATCCCTGGTGTATGGGGTAAAGTAGTATCTGAAGAACTTGTTAATATATTAAAAGTGAGTGATGAGTATCAAAGAGGTAGGCATTTCTTTAATAATAAAGAATACCAAAAGTTTGGAAGACAGTTCAATAAAATACTTGATCAAAATCCAGATGTTTTGAGTATGTTATTTCGTGAGAAGATTATAACTCAAGAAAAATTCTGGGATGATAAAACATTTAAGACTCTTATGAGTACTCCAGAGGGCAGAGCTAAGCTTAGAGATTTTGTTTCACAGGATAGTGCGGATAGAGCATCTATATTGGTAGTGTCTGGTGCATATAGAAAAGCGTTTTCTGAACATGGTGGAGATATAGAAAGTTTCCATGCCCTTGCTGGTGATATTCTTAATCAGGCTCAGGCTCATAAGATGTCATATTATAATAATATAAATGTTAAGAGAGCAGTCGCCTTGCACGAGAGAGTAAACATGCCTGCGTATGTTACTAATTCCGAGTTAAGAGGTAACATGAGATCGTATAGAGAGGGTCTTCCAAAAGCTCAACAAGAATTATATGATGCTTTCTTATTGTCTAGCCTGAGAAGACATCCATTCTCCGTTGCTGATATGCATAAGAAGGTTTCTTTGCATGAGAAGAATATTCAGGCTCTTATAAGCAAGCGTGATCTATTAGAGGGTGGTACTAAGGATTATCAGAAGGACTATGATACAATTACTAATAATATGAATAGAGAACAGGATAAAATATCTAGTATTAAGGGTGATTATCATAATTCTGGATTAGATGCATTTTCTTTTGGTACAGATGTCCTCCCACGGACTTCAGTTAAGAAGTGGCTTGATACTTACAAAGGACTACATGAGCTAACAGGTAAAAAGCTATCTGATACAGAAATGCAACGGATTATATTAAGATCAGATCCAGTAGAGTCCCCAGCATTGGATAGGGCTGTTCCAAGAACAAGTGATACTAACCAAGCTAATAAATTAGCAGAGTATGCCGATCATTTCTGGCGTAATCATATTAAAGATGCTGAGAATGTAGATGCTAGCAAGATGAGCAAGGAAGAGAGACAATTGTATAGTGACCTCCAGGATATAGTCCAGATGTATCCTCAATTGAGAGAAAACTTTCAGGAGATGTTTGAGGGTACTTTAATGAATTTTGGAGTCTTTGGCACATCGCCAAGAATAGCTACCAAGCAAGATTTAAGAGTCTTTATCAATTCATTTAAAGGTTTCACTCCTAAGAATGCTCTCCGTTCTTTTATTAAGACAGGTAAAATGCCTGATGGTGCTCCTGTTAAGTGGTGGCATTTTATGATGTGGCCTGAGAGCATAGGGCGTAGGAATTTAGGTTATGACATGTCTCCATTCTGGATGGAAGGCCCTGTCGTCACTCCTTCTGGCCCTGTATTTAAACAGGTTGCTGTACCAATGAGTCACTTTGGTAGGATGCATCAGTTCTGGACTACTGCTGATAAATGGAAACAGGTAGAGATCAATAGAATTGTGCATAGAACTAGTCCAGAGGGTGAGCCTAGAAAATATGAGGAAGGATTACAAGACCTTGCTTCTGTAAGAGAACCCTTAGATACTATTAAAGATATTGATCAGTCAAGATTTATGGATAATATTATAGCGTACAGAGAGCGTAACAGGGGTAAGGATGAGTTTGAGAATGACCAAAATAGACTGTACGAAAAGGAATGGGAAAAGGCTGAGAAGATATGGAATAAAGAGTTTGCTGGGAAAGAGTATACTATTACTCTCGAAGGTGAGCAGCAGAAGATAAGGGCAGAAGAGCTTCGCGATGTTATGAATGATAGGGTTTCTGATTGGTTTGAGTCTTTTTACAAAGTACATGTAAGTAATAGAGAATTTTCTGAGAAAGAATTTGTTTGGAACAATACTAAATATGGTAAGGAAATAGACGTATCTAAAACTTTAAGGAAGTTAGCTAGAGAACAGGATGTAGGTGCTAAACCATATATTATTCCACTTGAACAACAGCTAGAGCTTTCATTTGATATTATATTAAATGAGATGCGTGTTGACATGCTGAATATAAAAAACAATGAGATTATAGATATTGCTTCAAGACTAACTAAAGAGGGTATTAAATCTACTGATGGTAAAGTGCTTAATTGGAGAAAAGATATAGTTGATGTTAGGGAGATGCCTACCGAATTAAGAATTAAGTTTAAAGAGATGTGGAAGGGTGGTGATGAAACTAGGATCACAGGCAAGGGTGACATTATAGTTTCAGCTGAAGATGGTTCCGTTTCTCAGAACCCTGGGTTTAGAGGTATAGGAAAAGTTGCTTTCAGTGAGTTCTTTCCTCATGGAGGATGGGGTAAGAAAGTAGCAAATCGTGTTCTGAAAGAGAGACTTGAGCGGTTGGCTAAAGAGGGTGCTGATGAAACTAAATTAGCTGAGGCTGAATATAGGCATAAGATTATCATGGCAGAAGAAAAGCTAAATGATCTTGGTTTGGGTGAAGCACATGCAGAAGCTATTATGTCTGATGAAATCTCTGAAAGAGATTTTTCATTACTTGGGTTACACTCAAGGCCTGGACATGTTCTTAGACGTGGCTCTAGAGAAGATGGCCCTTTACCAGGATGGCAAAGAAACTGGGATGCTCTTGAGAGGTATGCTAGTCAGATTATTACAGCACGTTACAATAGTTTAGCGTCTGCTATTTCATATAGGTTAGTAAAAAGATTTGAAAATACCAAAGCTATGGGTGAGCACACCAGGCAGTGGGCAAGATTTATGAAGCTTTATAATAGAGATAATTTGGGGTATGGCAGTACGTTTCCAAGAGCGTTCTTAACAGATGCAGATAAGCTTCCTGTTAAGATGACTCCTTATTATTGGTTTAGTGACGAAGCCTTTGAAAAAGAAGTTGTAGGTAGGATTGCTAAGAAATATTTTGATGGTGATAAGGGCTTAGCAAAAGAGAAGTCTAGGTTATTACATAGACAGTTAGCACATCTGTCTAACTTGGAAGCGAAATGGGAAATGCTAACCTTACTTGCACATAGCAAATCACTGGCTAACAATATGTATGGTGGTAGCACTAATACTATTATCAATGCTGGGTTTGAACCTTGGAAGAACTCTCTTTCTATTAAGTATCTTGCTAACTATGTCAACCCCAAGTTTAAGACACGTCAGGATTGGTCTGATTGGACTGAAAGTGTGGGTGCTGTTGAATCATGGATTGTTTCAGAAGCTAGGCTTACCGGTGCATGGAAAGATCCTAAGCTTAGAAAGTCTATTAGAGAATCGTTACAACAGATTAGAAAAGAACCAGAGTCTGATGATCTAACAGTGTTTGAAATATTCCAAAGAAATGGCGTGACTAAGGAAGTTTTCAATAAAGCTGCATGGTTTATGAGGGTATCAGAAAGAAAATTAAGGAAGCAGGCTTTTCTTGCTCATTATATCAATTCCAGAGATGCATTAGAAGCCAATGGATTTGTGATGGATTTTGAACATCCTTGGTTAATTAAAATGGCTAACCAAGGTGTCTATGGAACTCAGTTCTTATACAATAACGCCAATAGGCCAGCGTTTGCAAGGACAAACCTTGGTCGTATCTTTGCAAGGTTTCAGCTTTGGTCGTGGAACTCTATTAGATTTCGCAAGGAATTAATAAGACGAGCTAAGATAGTGGGGTATGATCCTGGGACTCCAGAGTATAAGAGGCTACAGAATATGGTTACTGCTGATCTATTTATGTACTCCCTTGCTACTATATTCCCAGCTTCTATGTTCGAGGCAACACTTCCTCAGCCTTATCAATACTTTGAAGACTTAGCTGGATGGTTCTTTGGTTCTGATAAAGAAAAAGAAAGAGCTTTCTTTGGTATGGGGCCAGCTCAGATGTTTGCCCCGCCTGTAGCTAGATATGCCTTAGCACCTATTAAATCTATGCTATCCAAAGATTGGGATAGGTTTGCTTCTTATCATGTATGGACTTGGTTCCCATTTGGTAGGATGGCAAGAGATATGTTTAAACCAGAGCATGGTTTGATCTATAATCCTGTTATGGCGACTGAAAGATTAGTTGGAGTGCCTTTACATCAGTTCCAACGCGGTGCTACTAAGTATTTTAGGCGGGAAAAGCCGATAACGGCCACGGACACGCCTTATCCTATGTCAACTGAGACTAAGTATCCAAGTATATATTAAACGGGCTTAGAATGGCATTCTACCCCTTATATGTGGCCCAAGGTGGCCCTTAATAACCTACTTCATCTATTTTATCAGCTCGCATGCTTTTTCTCAACGGTTTTTTAAAAAAAAGGTTGAATTAGCTTAATAGCCAATTCTTGAATCAGCTATTTGTTTTTCGGTAAGTTTTTGAAAAGTTGTCTATAGTCAGTAAAAGATGCTCCTAAAAGGTTGGGTTTCCCTATTACTGCTATAGACGTTGAGAGATGCTCCATTTCTCCCAAAATAAAGGGCTCTACAATATTAATAGTATCATAGAGCCCTTTTAAATGCAAGAGGTGGGATTAGGTAGACGAGCAAGTTCCAAGTTACCAACCATAAAGGAGGAAGCAAAATAATTGGTATCTTGTGAGAGAAAATCAACTTGCTAAAAACCCTAATAGCCCCACCTCTTAAAATATTTCTTCTTGAACTATTTCCTCAAGTGGATGATCTTTATCATACAGATCCTGTGATTCGGTCATTAGTATGTCAAAGTCTTTCATTATCATAACATGTTTAGATTCAAAGAAGTCTAATACTAATTTAAACAGTATTTCGAGTCTTGTCATCTTTTTTTAACCATTTTTTGGGTAGATTAGTTTTTCTCTTTCTTATTCTAACTACTTGAGTTCCACCAGCAATTCCCATAGGATTATTCCTTATATAGTATTCTCGTACTGTTTGATCGTCTGTTGGTGGGTAAAAACTCCACCACACCATACTTTGCATATCATCCGTTCTAAGTAGTATACCTTTAGCGCCATTGTTTGTTTCAAAATGAGCATTTAGAGGCAAACTATCTAACCTTTTGATTCTTTTCATTATGATCATATCTCCAATTTGTATTTATCCCCATACTCTATAGACATAGTAGCAACGTATGTAGGGATAACATAATCTTTACGTATTAAAACGGCTTTTATTATATGTTCTGCTTCTTTGAGTCTTTTCTGTAATTGTTTTGTCTTATTCTTCTTCATATGCTGTTCCATCTGTTTCTATTGGTGGATGTCCATTATTTATGAAATAGTTTAGCTTTGTTTCATGGTCTTTTTCCCAAGAGGCGTACAGCATCATGAATAATTCTGCATTAATAACTACCATAGGTTTCTCTCTATCAGATCTGATAAAGACACCTTTTTCTGATTTTTCAGGGAAAAGGTATCTGGGTAAACGCTTTTTGCGTTTACACCCAAACCATAGCTTATTTATTTCTATATCTCCGTCTGGGTGTTGCGCCCCTCCTCTATCCCTGTTATGGGCTTCTAATTTGAATTTCTTTGCAAGGTTGACCATAGCTCTTTGGAGCTCCGCTCCTCTTTGTCTATTTCTTTTCCCTATTTTACTTCTGTTAATCACAATCGTCTCCTTTACATCCTGCTACCATTTCTCCCTGGGCTTGTTTTATCTGATTTTGCATCCAGTTATTATATTCTTCTTCAGAGAGTTCCTTTATTTCTTCATCAGATTCCATTCCTTCTTCTTGAAATGAGACACCTCTTAAGATAATATCCAGTTCTTTAGCTATTCCCATAAATCTGAATTGCTCTGCGGCAAATCTTGCAATTAATAGGATTTTAGCTATAAGATCCTTTTGTTTATCATCTGTCACGAAGTTTTCAGCCATCCTAACCTCCATATTGATAATTGAATTGCTATTTCCATAAATCCTATGAACAATCCTATGGATATATGTTCTCCTCTATCTGTATTAAAATATATATTTGTTCCAAAACAATTTAGTAAGGTAATTTTAATTCCGTGTGTACCGTTTACTGAGATCCTGGTTACTCTAAAAATTAGATCTATCATGTTATTCTTAATGACCTTTTCTTATCAACTTTGGCATAATCAGTTTCACCACCTTTATTAATAACATGTTTCCTTATTTTGGATTTATTAACCTTTATATGGTACTCTTTAAATTCATCAGGCAAGTCTTCTTCATCTACTTTAAGTTCAAGACCACCATTAACCATAATATTGGTATACTTTTCTCCATTGATCAGTATACATTTATTACCATTTTTGTTGTTATCGCCTAGTGTATCTACTATTAACATTGTCAGTTCTTTGATTCTATTAGTAGTATTTTGAATAGCATTTCTTTTCTTCCTTAGTTTTTGAATCTTTTCATCATGCATATCCATCATACCTTCTATAGATGACTTTTGTTCATCACAATTTGTCATCACCCAATGAAGATTATCTTTCTTTTGAATTAATTCTGATTCAATAGCAGCTATATCTTTATCAAATGATTTTACTTCTTCATCACTTAATGTTCCTAGTTCATGTTCGGTCATAAGATCTATGTAATTACCAACAAGATCATATGTTGTTTTATTATCTTTCATTTCTTACCTCATCTTTGAATTTAAACGTCCTTGGATCAAACATAAGATTTGCAACAAATCCTGATTCATCTCTGGACTTATGACTTTTTACCATCCTGGCTGTGCTATTAGCAACCCCATCTATCATAATAACCTTATCTGACTTTTGTTCTATTGTGCTACTACCTTTAAATGAGTGTACATCTAATATTCCAGATCTTCCTTCCGATTTAGAAATATGAGAAATACCCATTACTATAATCCCTTGATTAGTAGCAATAGATCTCATTTCTTCAATAATAGTATCTATCTTTTCAATCTGATTATGAATGTATTTACTAACTTTTACCATATCTATGGTATCGAGTACTAATACTGCAGGATTATGGTATGCTACTAATTCTTTTAATTCATGCAGCTTAGGTGGAAACCAGCCTATATCTAAATGTTCTAAACCTTTATGTAATTTATCACTCATATCATCTTTCCAGTGCTTGAGAACATCTTTAGCACTCATATTATGTACCATTTGCTGGAATCTTCGTGTAATCAATTCAGGTTCTACTTCAAGTGTTAGATATAAGGTCTTTATTTTGGATTGCATACATATGTTTTGAGCAAATGCAGTCTTTCCCATTCCTGTTTCTCCACCAATCATTACTAACTGGCCAGGTAGAATGAAATAGTCACTACCTAAAGCCCAAAAATCATTTAAATTGATAGTTACATCAGTTAAATCCTTCTTTATATTGAATCTAGCTCTCTTTTCAAGCTCTTTTACGGACAATATAGGTATTAATATGTCTCCACCTTCTTGTTTTGCTGGATAATAAATGCATTTAGAATCACAATATTTATCCATTAGCCAATCGTTGCATCCATATTTATAACCATTATTAGTATCTCCGCCACTATATACATCATGTACAAGCCTTATTACCTCTTCTGCTTCTAAGTTTGTAGCCCAGGCAATTTGACTTTCTGATACAAATTGCTCAGGTAAGCCCTTGCTTTTCATATATGATGCTACTCTTAATACTTTATGATGTCTACTACCTTTAATTGGGCCTTCAGCAATCATTGTTTGTATACAAGTAGCTATTTTACTTGGATTTTGAATAGGAATATGAGGCTTAATTTCTTTCTTTTTAGGTATAATTGGGTCTAAAAGAACATCGCACTCAGGGAATCGTGTTGGCATTTCAAGATCTTTAACACTTTCCGCCTTTTTCATGATATATGTGTGGTCTTCATGTAGTAATTCTCTTGGGCTTACAGGTACTTTATACAGTTTAGGTGAAAGTGTTTTTTCATTTGGTGTAAATCCTAATCTAATAAGTCTTGCACCATCATAAATAGCATCTGCTTCAGGAAAATAATGTTTTACTGTATATTTTACTGTTCTGGGTAGTTCATGAGATGCTTCAAAGCCAAATATATTAGGAATTACTATATGATATCCAGTCCCACTAAACCAGGGATGGATACAATCTTCAGGAATACTATGAGTTTCGGTTAAAATATGATAAAAGTTTCTGGCGGCATTTAAACATTCTTCATTACTGTCAGATCCTTTATCAATATCAAATAAGATTCTATCTAGGTAATAATCGCCTTTATATCCTCTTAAAGTTCTTCTTCCGCCTTTTATATGCTTTAAAATTGAATCATCAACCATATAATAGCTTCTAAACACTGGTACTGAATTATATTTGCTTAGTTCAGTACCTATATCTTTAACAGGAACTATAATTCCTCTGTTGCCTGGACTTCCAACAGCCAGTTCTACATATTTGTTTTCCAAATTCTCTCCTTTAAATATAGTCCTGAGCCAAGTTAGCGTGGGTGGTAGTCGAGCCGAGGTAGGTTACACTTGGCCCAGGATCTATTCTTTGTCTATTTACAGTGTTGTAAGGTCTTCGCTATCTAATCCACTAACATTAAGTTGGCTTTGTTCTGGTTTCTCGTCCCAGGGCCCATTCATTTGCTTATTATTAGGTTTAGATACTGAATTTGAACTATAATGAGGATCGTAATCAATCCTAGTCCAACCTTTAGATACTGAATTTTGGAAATACTCTTTAAAATCCGTTTTTTCAGTATCAGTAGATGCTACTTGATTCCAAGTCTTGGTCTTACCTTGTTTAGTTTTGTATCTAAGAACAAAGACCTTCTTTCCTTCGGCTTTTGCTAATAAGCTTTTAGGAATAATTCCCTTTTCCATTTCTGGAAGGGCTGGTTCAAAATCACTATCTTCCAGGCAAGCCTGAAAAAAGTCTCGCACTTTAAATGCTCCACCCCAATTAGATTTGCCACCTGTACCTTTCTTTAAATTCCCACCAGTGCTAAAGTTAGCTTCCCAACCTGGCCCAGTAAGAATTAGTTCAACATTAACACGAAGATCATTTCTAAACGTGTTACCATCTTTCATCTCTACATCTTTTCCAGACTCATCTTCTACTTTTTTAATCTCAGCTTCTTCGATCCATATAGCATCACCAACGAAACTATCATTGCTATTTTGACCAAACTGAGTTTTACCTAATGTTAAAGGCATTGTCTATTTCTCCTTGTATGTAATTATCTGTTTTCTAACTGATTCGTACTCAAATAGTACCTTTTCCTGCGAAAGTGGTTTTAGTCTTGAGCCTACAGCTCGTTCATCATAGCTTTTGAATGAAACATATGCTTTTCCATCTTCTTTATCAATGGTTGAATAGCCTATTACATCAGCTTTTGCAGTTAAACTATAAGCAAGACCTCTTGGTAATTCAGGACTTAACTGTGTTTTACCATCTGTTATCTGGGTTTGTTTAGCATGAGAAACTAAAATAAGATCACCACCATGTTTCTTAACTAGTTTTTGTAGTCTTACTATAAGATCTACATTCTTTTTCCTTGCTCTTCCCCAATCAGCTCCCCATTCTCCATCACCCATTGCTTGTATACCCAATTCATTACATACAATAGTCTCAATCCATTTATTAATTTCGTCAACAGTATCAATTGCTATTACATTGTATGGTAAGTCTTCCCAGCTTTTACTTAACCAGGTATAAATCTCTGCTAATGAATAGACAGCCATAGGCTTACCTTTCTTTTTACCAGATCTATAAGAATATCCTCTCTTTTCAGGTGGGATTACTTTCATCTTTTGCTGGCCGTTCTTATCCACTACCATTTTACCATCTACTTTAACTGGTTCAACAGGTGGATTTAAACAAGTTGCTGTTACTACATTAGCTGAATCTGCAAAGTCTGCACCCAAATCAGTATCTATTAACAATACTCCATCGGCTCCATCTTTACTCCATTTGCTAACTGCACTTGTTTTCCATGTTTTAGGCTGGCCTATAAAATACCAGGTTAATCCTGAAGGCATCTCAGACCAATCTGTACTAACTTTTCTTACTGAAATATCTATCACGGTAGTCTCCCAAGTTATTCAAAGTGTGTGTTAAGTACTTAGTTATTAACTCTCACAGAGAGTTAATAACTAATATAAGATACAAAGAAATTTGCACTATTGCAAATTAATTTTGAACTTCTTCCGCTAATTTCTATTTGTCGACAGTAGTGACGGATTCAAATGTGTCAGTATGTGTCACGGTAATCTTCATTTATGTCAGAGCTATTTTCTCAGCTATGGTAGTTACCATTTTAGGTAATTCTCTTATATCCTTTACCATAATACTGTGATCATACATAGATTCTAATTGATATTCCTTAATATAATTACCTACACCTAAAGCTATAATCGCAATACCTTCCTGTTTTAGCTGATTTACTGTCTCTCTTACACATAATAGTCCATGATCTTCATCAACATAACCACGTGCAGCTGGTCTACCATCACATATAATAAAGATTATCTTTTTAGATTCAGGTAAAGCTACTTCATTAAGCTTGTCTGCCATATAACTAATAGCTACATGGTCTCTATTACATCCTGTTGATTTCATATTAGCCATTGCTGTACTATTATCATTTCCCTCAACATAATACTCTGTTATTATAGTAGCAGCTTGATTTAATAAATCAGCAGTATGTGACATTACACATAATTTAGTATCATTTGATTGTATCAAAGCTTCATAGAATATTATAGATACTAATGATACTATTTCCATGCTACCAGACATACTACCAGATGCATCAGCAAGAATCCCTACACAAAGACTGTTTTTATTTTTCTTAATAGTCCTTTTAAAGATTTTATTATCTCCAATAGGAATTTTATGTAGTTTCTTTCTATCAATATAACCTTTGATTTGGTTTTTGATATCCATATCAGCAATATTCTCATTGAATTGTATAGCTTGTTTTAATTTGCCGATAATGCCACTGTTCTGAGTTACTATATTAGCATATTTAGTCTTATTTTCATCTGTTATTTCAGAGGTAGGACTTAATACAATAGTATCCATTAATGGATCATCAGACCATCCACCTACTCCACCTTGAGTTTGTTTTTGAATTGCCTTTTTGATATCTACATAATTCATATCCTCATCTTTGAGTTTAACCATTGATGATTGTAGAGATTTTCTTGAAGGCAATGGTGGATACTTTTTACCATTTGGATCATTCATATCTCTTTTAAGAGTCTGTACTGAATGATATTCACCATTAGTCATATCATAACCAGCTTCATTTGCTATTTGTTTAAGTGTATTATTTGTCCTGGTTGATACTTGTGGATCAGATGGAGGTGCAATGATATTACCAATACTATCTTGAACACGATTTCTATCAATTATTGATCTAACAATAGCTAATTCATCTTCTTCTTCACTTCTATATTGACTATCTGTATCTTCTCCACTTAATCTTTTCATTAAGTCTTTGATCATATCTTTAATTCTACCTCTAGAAGGATCAGCCACAACTTTATTTGAAAGATTAGCAAAATCCCCTTCATTTTCAGGTAAATTAGTAAGTTCTTTAATAAGATCAGAAAAGACTTCTTGAGAAAACCATTTATATGCAGTTAAGTTATTTTCTCTAGCTGCAGATAAACATTCATCTAGATTATGTTTCATTCTAAGAAGCTTATCTTTTAACCAGGGCCAAGCTTCAATCATTATTTGAAGTGATTTTTTATGTCGGATATATAACATAACAGCATAGATAAGTCTATCACTTTGTGTTTCGCCATAATCCATTATTTTCATTTCTTCAAATGATTTACCTATTAAATGATCCTTTGCAGCTACAACAAAAGCTACATATCCAGGACAATTCTCATGCAATCTACTCTCAATACGTTCATCTTCAAGTAAATTATGCAATTGCCACCAAATAGATTTCATAAGCATCTCTTTTGATTCTTCAATTACACCAGTATCTCTACTTTTTGCTCTCTCAGCTCTTGTTTGTTTGGGCGGAGATATCTTTTCCATAATCTGATCAGACCATTCTGATACCTCAGGAGTATGCATTAAATGTAATTTTTCATGTATTGCTACTCCTATAGCTGGATCTGCATTTGGCAATCTTAAAATCCCTTCCGTTAATGTAATAACTTTAGTATTTCTGTTAGCATATCCTGCTACTCTACCAGAATTATGAGACCTATGCGAATAATTTCCAACACTATCCACTTTTAATCTATGTTTTATTAACGGATCTAATATTTTAAGAACATTGTTAGTATTAACAAATATCTTGAAATATTTCTCTGCTTTCTTTCTATTGCCATACTGTGGAGTATATTGATCCCACATACTGGATAAACCCTTATTTTTAGTTTTCCTACCAGTACTCTTCTTTTCATACCATTTTTTCCACCACGGGCTATATGATGCACCTACTACTAGTTCTTCTGTTTTATCAAATAGATCTGTTTGTGTCATGATGATTGTATTACCTGATGTATTTTCACTTTATCGTCCTCATTATCAAAGAATGGACTTGTTACGTGTGTTAATGCTAATGGCAACTCAACGCCATCATACACCATACTTGCTGCTGCTAAAGTCATTCTAGTTGAAACTGGGGTACCTATTTCGTCTGCTTCATAGAGGGATCTTAGTTTATTTGCAAACTTGCATATTTTAGAGGCATCCTCTTTTGATATATCAAATCTACTTAATAATAAACCTACTTCCATATCATGATCAAGATAGTCTAGTTTATACATTCCACCAGTAAATCTATCCTTCCAGGCCCTATCTATTGTAGAAGTAGCACCTATATACTGTCTACCTATGTTTGCTGTTGCATAAAAGTAGACATTATCTGATATCTTTATTGTTTCTGGTGGATCTGTCTCGTCAAGAACTAACTGTTTTTGTCCATCTAATAATGGTACTAATATATTCTGTAGTTCTTGTGTTCTATCTCTGGTCACCTCATCTAAAAGCACCATTGTTGGTTCTTCTGATTCTAAAGCTCTAATAAACTCACTTTTAACAAAATGAGTACCCTTCTCTGGTGTGTATGCTGTATAACCCATTAATTTGGCACTAGGATTGCTTGTATCGCCAAAATTGATCTTAATGAGGTTATGATCTACAGTTTTAGCTAAAACCTCGGCTAAGTATGATTTACCGCATCCTGTAGGCCCCATAACAAGCATCCATTCCTTTCTTGCTATATTTCTCAACATAAAATGGAATGTATTCTCATCGTTAAACCTAAACATAGGCCCAACGCTGTCTTCTGGAATACTGTGTATTTTTATTTCTTTTTCAAAGTATCCTTCACTATAAGGACTGACTTCTTCTTCTTTTACTACTTCTTTAGTCTCTACACTATATTCATTAGCAGGGGTTTGTTCAACATTAACTGTTTCAGGACTTACTCCTTGTCCACTCTGGCTTTCTGCTAGTTTTTCTTCAATCATCTTTTTTAATTGTTCTTCTATATGGGCCATTCCTGGCAAACTTGTGTCACTCATGCTTGTGCTCCTTCTGTAAATGAGGTATGAAATCTTAAATCTGTTTGTTCTGTCTCATCTATTTGATTCATCCAATCCAACTCTCTTGATAATGTTGCCAAGGCTAATTTAAATAACTGTAAGTAACTGAAACTACCTGAGTTTCTACGTTTTATTTCAAGTATTAGTTTAAATACAATAAATCGTTCTTTCACATTCTCTCCTTTTACCATATTTTAAATCCACCACTATGTAGGCAAAACTCTGCAAATTCTGCTACATTTTCTACATTGAATGGGTAATTTGTATCCCAATGCTTTCTTTTACCAACTGGTACATCATCTTGTTTAAATTCATTATTACAAGCATTACAGTTTTTATGTCCAGCTCCTGTAAGTGGTGGTTCTTTTCTATATCCTGTACCATCACATATATCACAATCTTCTAACGGTAGATTCTTTATATAATCAGCTCTACTTATTTGATGCATTACTGTTTCATCAGCAGCTATTAAAGATTTAAGTCGTTTACCTATTTTTAAAGCTTTAGTCTTTGATACTTTCTTTCCAGAATTATCTCCTCCTTTTTGCATATCAGTTTCTGTTAAAAAGTCTTTGCATTCTTTACAAACATATTCCCATAATGGGTGCCACCACCATACATTATTTCTAAAATACACACCATTATGTTCATTTGTTGGATTAACTCCATATATATCAAAGCCCATAATCTTCTCTCTCCTTATGTATTATTTCTTCTGTATAACCACAATCATCGCATTGTAGTCCCAATACACTTATATCTGAATTAGCATCACCAAATTCAGCAGTTACTAGCTTTTTATTACATTCAGGACAATCTACATCTGTAGCTTCTCCACCTATTAATGTTAATTTTGTAAGCTTTGCAAGAACTTCCTTTAATGACTCAATTGTGGGATCATTCCCGATATATTTCATATTGTTATTCCTCTCTTTAAATAATTAGATGGGACTTGGCATGGGCGGTCAATCCCGCTATTCCTTGACACTAAAAAGGAATACCAAGTCCCCTCAAATATTTATGGATGGTTAGCCCCTTACTCCGCTCTGAACTTTACCGCACATTGGCGTCCTTCAGAAAACAGAGTATTAACCGTGTATGTTTATAGTCTAACACTTAATAGGACTCTAGATTTATTACGGCAACTACCTATTAGAGGTGTTCAGCAATTTTGCCTTTCGGCTCATCGGTGACCATCCATAATTTATTAGAGGTAGATCTCCAGCTCGCGGTGACATGAAAACAACACTAACTGTTGACGTTTCATCCATTTATTAACGGAGCATCTACCCCTAAAGTGTCTATTTATTCTTCTGATAATCCAAAATACTTTAACCATTCCTCTCTATTGTCTGCAAATAACTTGTTTTTATCTTTTATATACTTTGGATCAGACAATCCTTTATAAGGCCATTTAAACTTCTTAGTCGGTTTAGATTTCTTTGGGCCAGTTTTCTTTGGCATATTTTCTCCTTAATATCCTTCAAAACGGTTATTTTGATGTCGTTTAATCTGAATTATTGCTTCTTGAACAATACTTTCCAGTTGTTCTTCTTGTCTATATAATAAATATCTATGCATAATAACAAACAGCCACCCCAAAGTTAATCCTATTACGATCATAATGAATGTGTTCATTTGTTTTCCTCTTTTAATATATGTTTATATGCTCCATCTATCTTAATTAATAAGGATGAGGCATAAATACAAGCATCTACTACTTCTTCCAATATATCATTAACAGTATAGAACTCTAATGGCATCTCTTGTCTAAACTTTTCGATACCCTCATCCATTCGACTATCAATATACTTTAATATTCTTTTATTGTTACCTTTATGTGTCTTGTCAATTGGTGGTTTTTTATCTTCTACTGTCCTACTAATAATCTCTCCTTTTTCATCAATCTCTAATTTAGCAAGTCTATGGAATGTTGAATCAGTAGGTTTAGATTTACCTGCTTTAATACCTTTTCTACTCCACGTAAACGGATGTACATAGTTTGTTGTACCTCTTATTACTTTACCATACTCTTCAACTTCTGTATAGTCTTCACCTATTATTCTTGCATATGCTGAATCACCAAGAATTAGTTCTTTTCCACCATCTACAATAAAGAACCATTCAGGGTCATCCATAACTTCTTGGCTCTCAGGCCACTGCTTTACCTCTAATATCATTATTCACTTCCTTTATCAATATTATTGATCTTTGGGACGACTTTATCGTCTATATATATTCCATTCTCCGCTAAGGTAGGGGCTGTTTCATACATACAATCACAAGGTTCCCACCAGAACTCTTCCTCTTCTTGTTCTGTCTCATCATTAAACCCTATAACACTACCCTGTAGATACTTACCAGTATCATCGCATCTATCACATTTAACTTCTTTCGTACGTGACTCCATCTCGTATCTCCCTTTCAAAGTTAGTATAATCTGTCTTAATATGCTTGATTTTCTTTAAATGCTCCATATTAACTCTGAATTGTCTTCCCTCTTTAGGATTCTCTTCAGACTCAAAGTAGTGCTTTTCTAGATTATCTATAGAAATTGCTAATGATACTTTCTTTTTAGGATCTGTAAAGACAAATCCAGCTACATTATGATACCTTGCATACTCTAATAATCTTATATCAGAGCCTAAAGCATCACCTTTTCTTAACTTGGCCTTACTAAATGGGAAGTCACGATAAATAGTGTTCCCAATATGCTTACCTACAAACTTTCTTTGTCCATCTATTGTAAGATACAAAGCTACATTACTGTACATCCTGAACTCTCCTTGTGTATACTGGCTTTTCAAAGTCTTTACCAGCTATAACAACTTCACTCCATCCTGAGTCACCTATTATATCAAAGCTTTCAGGCCAAGCTCTTAACTCATACAGATCTGAGCCTTCATAAATAGTAAGAGTTACCTTCTTTTCTTTTAGTGTGTAGTCTTTGACTTTGTTATTCTTGCTATTTACAAACAATCTATGAGATCCTTCTTTCTTTTCAATAACAACATCCCAGTTCTTCTTAGTTAGCCTTGCTTCTTCAGCTCTTAACCAGGGTAGATCTGACTTATCTAACCATTTAGTTATAGCATAATTACCATTATTTAGTTCGTGATCTCTATCTATTTTAGTCTTACGTATTTTCTCTGCAATACTCATAATTGTCCCCTTTTTTGCTTGTTACGTTCTAATTTACGTTTGATCTGGGCTGGTGTCCTACCGTGTTTATTAAGGTACTGATCTTTCTCTACTCGCTCTTGTTTTCTATGCTTAGCCTTCTTATTAGGCATATTAGCTCCTTTGTAGCAAACTGCAAGTTTGCAGCAACCTTCTCAGTCTAAGTCCTTGATAATACAGTCTAACTGACTCTCTAAGTACAGTGTCTGATTTAAGCTCATTTGGTGTCTTACTTAATGCTTTAAATACTGAGCTTATGTTTACTTTTCTACTTCTACGATTAAAGACGCTGGACTCTATCTTTTTTGTATCCTTCTTGTTTTTATCCAGTATCTCTCTAAACATCTGTTGCCCTACTGGTACAAGTACCTGTTCTAAGAATAGAGCTGTCCTATCTGTCTGTGTCTCTTGCTGTAACTGTTTCCATCCGTCTCTTGTGTACTTCATAGTGATAGTGTCCTTTAATTAAGTACTACACAACAGATTGGGAGTTGAATACTGTTCTCTCCCAGTTCCCAACCTGTGTGCAGTATAACCCTTTTTTATGTGAGTGGATATGAAAGGCTAATGCTGGGTGCACTAACCTTCCATTGACGTAGTATCAGTCTCAGATCAGGCTGAGGTAGGAGCTGGTATCACCAACTCGTGCTTGTAACCACTACCGTCACTTGACCTGTAGATGTTCCAAGACTTGCCTGAGTCTGAGGCTGATACATTACCCTTGAAACCGATGAACTCCTTGACCGCCAGAGCCTGTTGCTCAGACAATTCCTTATCACGGTCATTGTTACGCCTCGGTACTGTTACCAAGGTGGCTTCACTTAGATCTTCAACAGGCTCCAATGAACCAGCCTCACCACCATACATATCATAACTAATGGTTGTGGTTGGTTCAGGGCTTGGGTTGGAGTTAGTTGTGGAATCGGCATCATTCTGATTGAATATAGACATTGATATGTCTCCTTTACGTATGTTGAGTCTGATTATTGATGGTACTGAGCCGATTTCTCAACTAAATTCAAGCCCAGCACCCATTATCCGAGGGGGTTAGGGTATAGATATACCTCACACTCACATTAACAGGATAATTTTTAAAAAATAACTTGACTTTAAAGTATTTCTTTAGGAACTTTAGTCTATATTGCGGGATATTATAGTATATGGAACTATCCATACAAGAAGTAGAATCATTAGATAGGCCTACACCTCTCTGCCATGAATGTAATCTATTTCTTACCAGGGAAATCTGGGTATCTCCGAGGAAAAAGGAAAAGAATGGCCATAGTAAGGAATCCAGCCAAATATTGAAATGTACAACATGTGGAAATGTCTATGAAGAACTTGATATCGTCTTGGATGAGGACTAGATCTAGTACTAATACTAAGACTCTTACTAAGAAGGGACTTAGTACAGCACATATCCTTGGGGATATGTGCATAAAGAGGGTAAGTATGGATAAGTATGATGATAAGGACTTTTATAAGGATCTAGATATAGTACTGGTTAGGAACTTACCTAAGGGTTATGAGGTTATTGAGTTATGAAAACTGGGGAAAACCGCGATAAATGGACAAAATCATCAGAAAACATGTCAAAAAGGGCAAAAAGTGGGGCTACTACCACCAAGAGTACTTCATCTACGACAAAGCAGAAGCTGATAAGCTCGGAATCGAGTACAAAGGATGGAAAAACTGTGCAAAAGGCGATTTTGGCCTCTCCGATGACGGTTACGTGTCTGTCTGCCTCAAAAGAGGAGTTACCAAACGGAGTGATTACATCGTTTTCCCGTTTGGAAGTCAATTCGCCAGCAAACATGGAAAGCTTGAATACCTTAAACACAAAGAAACAGGAAACTTCTCATGCGTTAGCCCAAAACCATGGTGGGAGCAAAAAAAGAATACAGGAAGATATAAGCGATTTGCAAAAGCATATGTCAAGATGTTTCTTGGAGGTTCAGTCGATTATGGACTCCTTGGACAAATTTACTCCAAGAATGAAAAAAACCCAGTTGCCACTGCCAGAACACTTCTTAAGAAGAAATACATAAAAGAGATAGTGGATCAGGAATTAGATAAAGAATTAGCTGAATATGGGATAACCCATCAAACAGTCTATGATTTATTCATGAAGGCAGCTGATTTGGCTGAAAAGAAGGGAGATCCAGGAAATATCACTCGTGTGGCTGAAAATTTGAAAGAAATCATGGGAATAGGGGCAAAATATCAAAAACCAAACAATATGGAGATAGATGCTCTTTATGGGACTGAAATTGATGACATATCAGAGCTTATTGGGTCTGAAGATCGTAAGGAGCTAAAAAATGGCAAAATACCGCAGAAAAAAGCCGAGAACACGAAAACAGAAAAAACCAAGGACGAGCAAGTCAACGAGGAAGTGGATAAAGGGATCTTTGCGTAAGATTTAACAATTGAAAGAATCTTTAACACAGATACGTAATAAGCTAAAAAATGACATGGGTCTGTTTGGGAAGGCTACGATGCCTGGTATGTTTACAGCACCGTCTGCTACTTTCCATCATGAGCTTTATGAGTTAATGGGAGATTCTGATAATAAAAAGATTTGTATAGTGGCTCCTCGTCATCACGCCAAGTCCTCCATTGGTGCGTGTGTGTTTCCTCTCTTTCATATATGCTTTGATGAGGGGCCCAAATTAGTTGTTCTTTCCTCCAAGACATTAGGGCATGCTGTTCGACTTCTTGATACAATTAAGAATGTTCTTGAGTATTCTAAGCGCTTTAGAGCTATTTTTGGTTATTGGGGGTCTCATACTGCAAGGGCATGGACGAAATATGAGGTTGTGTTAAAGGATGGTACTCTTATCACCACACGTGGTACTGGTCAACAGGTCATTGGTTTGAAGCATGGTGATCAAAGACCTACGTTATTTATCGTGGATGATCCCGAAGACATCAATAATACGAAAACAGACGAAGCTATGGAGCAAAACCTGAAATGGCTCATGACTCAGGTTCTTCCTGGTCTTGATGCAATGAAGGGAAGGATACTTGTTATTGGAACTCCCCAGCACCAAAGATGCATTGTTGAGACTCTACCGCAGATGGGTGGGTGGACAACAAAGCACTATCAGGCTATGTCTGATGATGGTGAGGATGTTTTGTGGCCAGAAGTATGGTCAAAAAAGAAATTATTGTCTGAAAAGGGAGATTTAGAGTCTATTGGGCGTGTTTCCATGTTTTACAGAGAATATATGTGCCAGATCGTGGGAGATGAGGAGCAAATGTTCAAAGAGGACGATATTCAGTATTATGATGGGCATTTGTTGCCTAATGAGGATTCTGAGCTAATGACGCTTAGAATGACTTACCCATATGAGGGAGATATCCCAGTATTCGTGTTTATGGGGGTAGATCCAGCTTCAAGTACCAAGCAGCATGCTGATTATTCGACAATTGTGCCTGTTGCTGTTGATACTAATAATAATCGCTATATTTTACCTTTTTACCGCCACAGAGTCAAACCTATGGAACTTGCTGATAATGTTATCGCTTATTGGAGACGATACAATCCTATGAAGACTAGGATCGAGACTGTAGGGTATCAAGAGATGTTAAGGGACTATTTACGTACAAAGAGTGAAGAATTAGGAATATTTATACCAGGAATAGAGTTAAAGAACAATCCGAGGACTCAGAAGAGTGTCAGGCTTGAAAGTATGCAGCCATTCTTTGTTCAGAAGAAGGTTTGGATAAAAAAGGACATGGATAGTCTTGTTGGGGAACTTTTACTGTATCCTCGTGGTAAACATGATGACTTGCTGGATGGACTATATTATGCGATGAAGGGGGCTTATAAGCCTCACATCACCTCACAAAACACGTCTCCAGCCACCAAGTCTGGGCATACAAATGAGAAATTGTACGATTGGGCAATTCTTTAGTAAAATGATGGGAACTTAATAAGTGCCGCAATATAAATCGGGTCTTGAGGAGAGGATGGCTAGCGATCCTAAGGATGTGCTAAAAACTATTACAGAAGGTGGCCCAGGACAAAAGAAGATACATAAAGAGGTTCAGGAGTCTTTAGAGGTCTTTGAGGAGTATAAGCGTCACAGAGAAGAGTGGGCACAACAATTTAAAGAGAGCCAGCAATTTAGATCAGGTGTTCAGTGGACTACAGAGCAAGTTGCCCAACTCAGGAAGAGGGGGCAGGCTCCGATTGTAGTAAATCGTATACATCCTATTGTAGAAACAGCAAAAGCACTCCTAACATTTAATAAACCACAATTTAGATCAACTGGACGAGAAGATTCCGATAGAAGGACTTCTAAGATATTTGCTGATCTTGCTCAATGGCTTTGGGAGGTTTCTAATGGCGATGAGCATCTTAAGACTATTATTGATGATTATTATGTCGGTGGCATGGGATATGGGTTAGTTTATCAAGACCCCCATGCCGATATGGGAAAAGGAGAGGTTTATATAAAAAATGTATATCCTCTTGATGTATATGTAGATCCAAACTCTCGGGATACGTATTTTAGTGATTCTGCTCATATTTTGATTGTAAAGCTTATGACTGATGAGCAGGCCATGAAAACATATAAAGATTATGAAAATGTCATCAGATCTGCTGAAGAATCAAATATGACACATTATCCATCTACAGATTTAAAAGCTACGCAGGGAGAGGTGTTTCTAGAAGATCTTCAAGATATGCACCACAAGAAGAGGGAATATATTGAGCGGTATACACGAGTTATTAATAAACGATACCATATTTTTGAACCTGATACTGGATATGATGTTACGTATGATAAAAAGGAATATGAAGAGTATCGAGCGCAGCAGGCTATTGTCATCCAGAAGGCTGATGGTACTGAAACATACGTAACCGAACCAGAGGGTATATATGAGATTGGGCAGATTATTGAGGAATTTGGATCAATCATTCATATGACTCAGCCCGAAGCTGTTACAGATCCTCAGACTGGCCAACCAATACAACCCCCTCCAAGTATGGCTTCTGGAAGTGAGGAAGGTGATAACAGTGCTATTCCAGGTTCAACTGTAGTATTTCAGCTTACCAGCAAAGGTGAGTTAGTGGATCGTGATAAGATTCTTGTCAACAGTATCAAAGAAGCTAGAATAAGGGTGATTGCTTCTGTCGGTACCAAGTTGATGTATGTTAGAGAGCTTCCGTGCGAAGATTATCCGATAGTACCATTAACAAATGTTCATAATAGAAATCCTTATCCTCTTAGCGATGTTATGATATATAAACCTCTTCAGATATATATTAATAAAATCCGCTCTCTTATTATCGCACATGCTTCTACTTCTACGAATGTGAAACTTCTCATTCCAAGAGGCTCTGTTAATAAAAAACAGGTGGAAGAGGAGTGGGGGAGAGCGGGAACTTCTGTTATCGAGTTTGATGCTGAGGTTGGTCAGCCAGTTGTTGCTGGGCCAGTTCCTCTACCTAATGAACTATATAAGAATGAGAAGGATGCTAAATTCGATCTTGAGTATGGTTTTGGTGTTCATGACATTATGATGGGGGCTTCAGAGAATGCTCCTCAAACATTTAGAGGGACGGTTGCTATTGACGAATATGGGCAAAGAAGATCTAAGTCTAGACAGGCAGATGTGGAACATTTCCTCAAGCAAATGTTTAAAGTGGCAGTACCTATGATGCAGCAGATCCATACGGAAGAAAAGATCATAAGGCTTGTACAACCAGATGGGACAGTAAGGGAAACGGGAGTTAATATCCCACTCTACGATGAGTTTACCAATCAAGAGATTGGAAAAGTTCATGATGTCAGTGTCGGGAAATACGATATTGTACCAGTTGCAGGATCGACTATGCCGTCTAATAGATGGGCACAACTTGAGGTCTATATGCAAATGTATCAAGCTGGTCTTATTGATCAAATTGAAGTTCTTAAGAAGACTGAGGTTGTGGATACTGAGGGTGTATTACAAAGGACGGCACTTGTGCAACAGTTACAACAAGAATTACAGGGGGCTCAAGAAGAGATTAAAAAACTTAAGGGGGATCTCCAGACTGTTGAGCGTGAAGAGGTTCATGCGAAGAAGAGACTAGAGGTAGAAAAATTTAAGACAGGCCTGAAAGATGCAGAGGGTACTGTCAAGAAAGCTTCAGAACTTTATGACGCCAGGTTGAACGATCAACTTGCATTACAAAAACAAATGGTTAAACCTGTGGGCGGAAAAGCAGAAGCCTAGGGGAGATCGAAGGAGTAACGATGGCTGAAGAAAAAGAAGTATTGTCCCAAGAAGCTATACCTGACGGAGTAATAGCGGAAGAACCAGTCGTAGCCGATGTGAGTGCCGATCCAAATTCGGTACCTCAGGAGCTAGACCCATTTTCCGAGTTATTTGAACAGGATAAGATGGATTGGGCATTTGTGGATGAACCTGCTCCCACAGGGGGAGTCGAGGTTAATGAGACTGTTGAAGCTGAATCAGCTCCTGCAGAAGAGACGTCTTCTGGACAGGATGTTGACAAGGGTAATCCAGACTCATTCCAATACTGGCAAAGTCAGTATGACAAGTCGCAGAGTGAACTTAATCAAACTCGTCAAGAGCTTGAAGGAATGCAACAATTAGCACCTATTGCTAGATACATTCAAAACAATCCCAATGTATTGAGGACTGTTGAAGATCACTTGTCAGGTGGTGGCACTGTTCCTGAAGCCCAAAGTGGACAGGAGAGTCAATCACTACAAAGGCCTGAAAGACCTGCCAAGCCAGCGAACTATGACCCTGTAGATGCGTATAGCGATCCTGAGTCAAATTCCTATAAATATCGGGAATCAGTTGATGACTATCGAGATGGGATGATTGATTTTTATGAAGCCCAGAATGATGTTATGCAACATAATATGCAGAATCAAGCTGCACAACAGCAAAACCAACAATATGTGGAGAATGTAAAGTCACAGTTAGTAAATACCTTTGACTATGCTCCAGATGCTGCTGAAGATTTTATTCAGCGGTATTCAGATCCCACTAGTGTTACTTTGGATAATCTTGTTACTCTTGATAAGATCAAGAGTGCCCCACCAGAAGAGGTTCTCAAAAATCAGCGTAAAGCTGAGAAAATGAGACGTCAGAAGGAAAAGGCTAAGATGCCAGAGCCAGTTGCTGTTCAACCAGCGGAATCTGCTCAAGAACCTGATGTTGAGGATAAGCTTATGGACGCTATGGTAACTGACTATGAACGTCAAAACCCGTGGACTTGATCCACAAGGAGTAATTACCAATGGCTACTATTTATAGTCCAGTCCCAGGTAATACGGTTCAGGGCGTTTCTATTGATGATAATCGCAGAGTATTCAATTTTGGTGAACGGATTGCGGAGCTTGCTCCCCAGCAGTCACCTTTCTTTGCTTACCTGTCGAAAGTCGGAAAGAAACCCACTGACGATCCTGTGTTTAAGTTCTTAGAACAACGACATCAATGGCAGAGACGCCATTTCAAAGTCAAAACAGCAATCAGTACCATAAACCTGGCCTCAGATGCTACGGTAGGTAGTATTGAAGTATACTGCAATGTCACAAAAGACGGCAGAAGCACTACTACCGAAACAGCACCTGAGTTCTTGCTTCAAAATCAGCGTGTAACTCTCTCAGCAACCGATGCTGGAGATAGTGACGCTGTGGTTGAGGTGACAGGTTATATCTACTCAGCACCTACTATTGCTTCTGGCAAAACTACAATGCAGCTAGAAGTTGACTCTGTTGCCAAAGCTGGAAGCGTTACAATGGCTTCTGGTGGAACAGTGGCAGGTTACACTGATGTAGATATCGCAGATAATGCGAACTGTATGGTTATTGGTTCGTCATGGGCTGAGGGAACAGGGAAACCTGAATCCTGGCGTGACGAGCTGTATGACAGAGAAGGCTATACTCAGATCTTTAAGACTGCAATTAGTTTGTTCTCTGGCACATCTATGGCAACTCAGTATCGGGCAATCCCGAATGAGTATCGCAGAGTGTGGCAGGAAAAGCTAATGGAGCACAAGATGGATCTTGAGCAAGCTCTCTTGTATGGTGTTGGCAAAGCGGACGAGTCTGGTTCAGGCCCGCAAAGGCATACGTGGGGTATTGTACCCTATACCAGAGCCTATGGAAAGAGTGGTGGAGTGTATAACTTTACCTATGCTTCCAGCGGCTATGATGCCTTCGTGGACACGATGGAAGATTTCTTTCATCCTGAATCTGGCAACTCTGGTTCAAAACTAGTTCTCGCTTCTAGGAAAGTCCTAGCTTGGTTCCAAAAACTTGGTTCCGGTGCAGGCTTCTTGGATGCTTCAGTCGCTAAAGCTTCGTATAATCTTGATGTTCAAAACATCAAAGGTTCTTTCGGGCATGCAGTGACTAAGGTGACAACTATTTTTGGCGATCTTCATTTCGTTCAGGAGCCTTTGCTCCGTGGAATGTATGAGGATTACGCTGTTGCAGTTGATCTAAAGAACGTGGCATATCGTCCCCTAGTGGGAAATGGTGTGAACCGTGATACCTTCCTCATGACAAATGTTCAGAATAATGATACGGATGGCCGCCAGGATATGATCCTGACAGAATGCGGTCTTGAAATCTCATTGCCTGAAACTCATGCTGTCATGAAGTGGGCGTAACAAACCGTAAAGTCCTGACCCCGTAAAAAGGGTCAGGCAAAATTTAATAGGAGAAGTAATTGGCTTCACAATCGGTAGAATCAAGAGTAGAAGATCTAGTAGGTGAGATAGAGAACTCAGAAGCTGTAACCCAATGGGCATCAGATGCAGCTAAGGAAGTTCTTTCAATATTACCTAACGATGTACTCTGGACAGTATCTACATCTACTCCAGATACTGGATCTGGGGTTACCCTTACTACTGGGAAGTTTCTATATGCTGCAAATGCATCTTATAGAGCTATTGAAATAAACGCATCCGATGCTTCGAGAGCTTCAGATACAGGTTCAATACATTATAGATCTACAAAGTCTCCAGTATTTTATAGAGAGGGTGGAAAGATTTATATGATTCCTAACGGAAATGACGCAAAAGTACATTATGTAAGTTATCCTACTATAGACTATGATGACCCAGATTTCACTGGCGTCCCAGATGAAGTTAAGCATCTTGTTATGTATGGGACAGCCATAAGAGCCAGAATGTCGCAGTTGGAGGAACTGAGAGATGGTGTAAAGGATATTTCAGTTCCAACTTACACCCTACCTTCTTTAACATTGCCAGCAGTTCCTGTTATATCGGACTTGTCTGTATCAGTTAGTGCACCTACAAAACCAGAAGAACCTGTATTCTCATCTCCAGCCGTAGCAACTGCTGCAGCTTCATTGCCAAGTTCTCCGCCTTCGTACACTAAGCCAGTTTTATCTCTTACTGACGCCCCTACTATTACAGCTCTTAGTATTGGAATGGTAGCTCCTGCAACTCCAGCTTTAGCTGACAATTCAATATCGTTCACTCAAACTGTTCCTACTTATACTTCTCCTGTCAATCCAGCTGAGTTTTCAAAAGCTAAGTCATTTATCGAGACAGATGAGGATGTGGAGCTTGCTAATGCTGAGTTGAATAAAGTAAGTCTAAAATTACAGAAATTTAGCTCTGAGGTGCAGGACTCGGTAAATACCTTTAATAAAGAGAATACTGTATATCAGGCACAGCTACAGAAGTCTATAGAGAATGCAAGACTTGCTTCCAGCGATGATGGTCAGAAACTCCAGAAGTATTCATATGAGATTCAGAAGTACCAGGCAGAGGTTAATCAGGCAGTTCAGGAGTGGGTAAATAATAATTTAAGTCATTCCCTATCCAAGTGGCAACAGCAGAGAAATGATGATATGGGACAGTACCAGTCTGACATGCAGAACGAGTTGTCAGAGTTTAATGCTGCAAATTCTGAATATCAGGCCAAGGTGGCTAAAATGACTGGTGACCTTTCTGCTCTATCGTCAAAGGCTCAGCAAGATGCTCAATCAGATCTTCAAAAGCAGATTCAGGAGTATCAATCTAAAATTTCTAAGTATTCAGCTGATGTGAATGATTATCAAGCTCAGGTGAATAAAGAGGTTACTGTTTATACAACAAATGAGTTAAGTAAAGAAGTAACACTATGGAGAGAGGAGGCTACGCAGAAGTTAGGAGGTTATACTTCAGATATATCCAATAGAAGCCAGGAGTTTCAATCTGGTTTCGGTGTATATAACAAAAAAATTGACACAGAGTTCACTAAGCATGGTGCAATGATGCAGGAGTTACAGATCTTGCAGGGACAATATAGACAGGGACTAGAATTTTTCGTGCAACAATATAAATTACCTGAAGGGGGTAAACAAGATGGCAAGTAGAGTAGATTTTTCAGTAAGTGCTACCCCAGTACATACGCACACGACAGGAGAGGGTCAGGCTAATGTTGATTCTATAGCAGCGGATGTTGGGAAGAGTTTAGGCGGTAGCGGTAGTGTGGCTCATACATGGGGTTCTACAGTGGGGTATTCGGCTGGAAGCCCCACGCTAGTAGCAGCAGGTAGTAATTATGCAGTAGGGCAAACAGCTGTAACACTAGGTACATTTACAAGTGCTAACTTTATTTTTATAAAACATTCTGGGTTTTTAGCTAATGGTACAACCGCTTCAGCTGTTGATGTTAAGATTACAATGGCAGCGACTATAGCAGATGCAACTACCGTAGCAGTATTAGGGCCAGGTGAAGCAATAGTATTGCCATATGGTTCAGATACTGTAACACCAACTTTGTGGGCTGCAGGGAATGGAGAAGCCGTAGGCGTAGAAGTTATGGGTGCTATAGCATAATGACTCAGCAACAGATGATAGAAATGGTGCAAATTTCTCACCCTGATGTTGGGGAGACTCAATTGCGTCTTCTTCTTAATAATGTTCTTGATGAGTTCACTGCTGAAACTAGAATACTTACTGGGAGTAGTACTGTAAGTGCTACTTTAGATAAAAGAGTATATGACTTAACTGATTTTTCTGGAATAACTGATGCAGATGATGTTCTAGAAATTTACAAAGTTGATTGGGTTGATGATTCGGAGAGTACAGATACCCCTATGCCTAGGTTTGCTGGTATGATTGCTAATGAGGATATGACATAATGGCTAAAGGATCTACGACTAAGGCTGGTGATTATCAGGTCGTATGGTGGTTGAAGGATGAACAATTGCATCTTGGTAAGTATTTGGTAGGTAGACATGACAAAGAAAAAGAAGTTAAATCACTTGGAGAGGATGATATCGAGACAGCAGACTCATTCAGAATCCATTATTATAAAAAAGCAACCAAATTTGATACAACACTTTCAACGTCTCCAAATATACCTGAGCAATTCCATGAAGGGATCGTCTCTAGAGTTTTAGAAAAGTTGTCGGCTAGGGTAGGTAATCTTAATGGAGCAAGGTATTGGAGAGCAGAATGGCAAGATACGTTAAAACGTGGTAAGCAGCATGCTAATAAAGATAAGGATGGGACAAGTTATTATATTGCCCAGCATAGTTTCTAATGGCAGCTGGAACTCATAATATAACCCTAGAGAAAGGAGTGGATTATGCAGCTACCTTCAATCTTAAGGATTCTGATAATGAAGCTATTAATATTACAGGATATACCTTCAAATCTCAGGTGAGAAGAAAGGCTTCTACTGGAGTAGCTGCTACTTTTACATCGGCAATTACAAACGCAACAGGTGGACAAGTAAAACTTTCAATGGCAGGGTCTGTAACAAGGACTCTTCCAGTTGGGAAGCTTCAGTATGATCTTGTTTCTCAGGATGGGGCTGGTGCAATTAAAAGATATATAACTGGTACGATAACAGTGAAAGATACAGTAACGGATACTTCGAGTTTCTAATGGCAGATGTTAATATTACAGTAGAAGAGGTTGGGACTACAGATGTTACTGTCTCAGGTGTGGCTAGTGCGGCTGCACTTACAATAGATCCATCAACGAGTGATCTTATTGCAGCGACAGCACAGGCAGCTTTTGAAGAGTTGGCACTGGAAAAATTTAGCCAAGCGGCTGCTCCCTCTACGGGAGTTACGGAAGGAGATCTGTGGTACGACACAGATGATGACAAATTTTATGCTAGGGATGAGGACTCATGGAATGAGGTCGTAACTAGCATATCGGGGACTGTCGATGGCGGTTCCTATTAACGATAAAATAAGGAAGTAACTATGGCACGTAATAACCAAATACAGATTAGGCGAGGAGCTGATGGTTCAGTTCCCACATCTAGTATGGTCGCAGGTGAACCCCTATTTAGTACAGATAACGCAAAGTTCTATATAGCAACTGATGCTACTACAAAGTCATGGATCGGTGCTACTATTCTTGACCAGGATACACTGTCAAGTAATAGTGCAACCTCTCTTGCGACTCAACAGAGTATCAAAGCATATGTAGATGCTCAAGTAGATACGGCTGATGCTCTTTCTGAGCTAGCAGACACTACTATAACATCAGCAGCTGATGCTTCATTACTTTTATACGATACTGGTACATCCACGTGGCGTGATGGGGCAATGTCAGGTGACGCAACCATTACTGATACTGGTGCAGTCACGATAGCCGCTGATGCTGTGTCAAATACCAAACTTGCAAACATTACTAGAGGAAGTGTAAAAGTTGGTGGGGGCTCAGATGCTCCTACCGATTTAGTCGCTAAAACTAGTGGACAGATTCTTGTAGGTGATGGTACTGATGTGGCTTCGGTAGCTGTTTCAGGTGATGTGACCCTTGCTGCTAATGGTGCAGTAACGATTGCATCTAATGCAGTTCAAACTGGTATGGTGCATGATGATGTTGCAACAGAATTAGCAGGTACAGGTCTAACAGCTTCAAGTGGTGTCCTTGCGGTAGACGCAGCTCAGGCGATTACTTCTGTGACTGGTAACTTTACAGTTACTGGTGATTTGACAGTAAGCGGAGATACAGTAACTACAAATGTAGCAACTGTTTCAATAGAAGACCCTTTGGTCTCTTATGCGAATGGCAATACAGGGAATGCAGTAGATATTGGATTCTATGGTAAATATAGAACCAATGGCACAGACTTGTATCTTGGGTTGACTTGGAACGCAGATCAAACTGAGTTCATTCTTTTTGAAGGGAATCAGGCTGCTCCAACTACAACAGTTAATATCGCTGGAACTGGGTATACTTTATCTGACTTAAGACTAGGTGCGGTTCACGCGGCAACGCTTGATGGTGGTACATATTAATAGGAGGTAACACATGGCTCGTAATAATAAGATTCTTCATATTAAGAAGAGTTCTACTTCAAGCCCAGACCCCGTTGCAGGTGATTTAGATTACGGTGAACTAGCTATTAATTATCATGCTGATGTTAGCAAGATTTATTTTAAGGCTAGTGATAATTCAATTAAGTCAGTTGTTGATGCTTCACAGGCTGCAACTAGTGAGGATGCAACAGCTCTAGCTATAGCATTAGGATAGGATATGGCAAATACATTTAAACTAAAAACAAAAGCAAGTTTAACCACTAGTTTAGCCGCTGTTTACACCGTTCCTAGTAGTACGACTGCTGTGGTTCTTGGTATATCATTAGCTAACAAGGATACATCATCAAGGACAGCAGATGTCTTGGTAGTATCAGATACGTCTGATACAGAGACAAATGCTAACTCATACTTAGGAAAGGGACTTCCCTTACCTGTAGGTGGTACACTTGAGATAATGGGTGGTAATAAACTTGTACTTCAGACAACAGATGTGATTCAAGCTAAGGCTAGTGCTGGGAGTGCTATTGACGTAATAGTCTCTATCATGGAGATTACCTAATGGCATATCATGGTTACGAACCAGCTAAAGTAGCAGTAGAAGTTGGCGATGGTTCTATTACCACAGCCAAGATAGATGCTGACGCTGTAAC